GCTGAGTGGTGGTTGTCCCACAATTTCTTGAACGTTGTTTTTGTTTACATTGATGTCCAGACTTTGCGCTAGATTCACAAATGCATCTACGCTGATTTGTTTTGGTGCACTGGTGTCGTCTGCACGACCTGCAAGAAACTGCACCAGTCCCAACAGTTGGTCAGGACTGGGCGTAGATGAGTCTCCGGCTACTTCAAATATTTTCATTATCTACGAGCACGACCCAGAGCAGCACCAGCAGGTTCTGCTTCCATGTCGGCATTGGCATCAGCGCCGATAGCATCTAGATCATCTAGTTCAGCATCGGCACCCATTTCGGCACCTGCCTCGGCGCCTAGTTCGGCTCCAGCAGCAGCACCAGCTTGAGCTCCCATTGCAGCAGCGTCGGGTGCTGCAGGTGCAGCAGTACCGGTGACCACGCCTAGAGCTTGATCTAATTGTTGCTTGGCAGCTTGCAGGTTTTGCATGAGTCCGCTGAGTGCAGCACTGGCATCACCGTTGAACTGTGTGGCTTGATCAATGCCCACTTGATTCTTGATAGAATCAACTAGAGCAGGCAATTCTTTGAATTGCAGTTCGCTGACATCTTCCAACATGCCTTGCATCTTGTCAACCATGTCTTGTGCAGCCAACACTACTTGAGCTTGTTGTACTTCGCTTTCTTTCAGCATACGATACGCACGGCGCAAGCGACTTTCCTGTGCCATCATGGCAGCACCGGCTACCATTTTTTGTTCTTCAGGATTCAATGTTTGCCCTGTTTGACTCTTCTTGAGAGCAGCGGCTAGTTTGGGATCCTTGGCAGCAGCGCCAGCCACAGCGGGCTTGGGTTGTCCAGGCTTGGCTGGTTGTGCTGGTGGAGTTGTCTGACCCACCGGGGGTGTCATGTTTTCTTTGACTCGTTGAGTCAGGGCCTGTTCCAAGATTTTGAGTTTGGCTGCTGTTTAGGCTTTCAAACTTGATACCAGTACCAAAGTAACTTTCAAATACTTTGGCGATTTGTTTTGTGGGCTGCGGAGCGGCCAGGTCGTTCAGTTTCATTGGAGAATCCTCTTATTTGCCAATATTTAGCCGAATTAATACATTTCTCTAATTCCTGAGTCAATGCATTATAGTACTCAACCTTGTTTTGTATCTTGGTTGTTACTGAATCATAGAAGTCTTGGCTACGACTTCTTTCGGCTAGAGCCCGTCGGCACCGGATGTCTGCTGCCAGGCTGTGTTTTTTGTTGTCCAGCAAGTGAATGCTGCGTGCTAGGGCGTGCTGGTTTAGATGATCAGCCACACACCAACTGATGGCACTGCGTTTGCTGCCAAATGTAAGGGAATCTCTGTTTTTGATGCTGACTGCAACGTGATCTGAGCTGGGTATCACATGATACTTGCCAAATGCATTGTAGCCATTTTTGCCGTCAGGCACAATGAGTCTACTTGCTAGGCTCTGAATTTCTTTTGTGGCAAAGCGTTCAAGTTTTTCGCTGCGAATCATTTGAACACGTATTGAGTCAACAACCACACCACGGTGGACGTCAATGCACCAATTATACCAATGCCCCAGCCTATTAACTGATCATTGCGCTTTTCTGCCATCTTGCTTACTGTGGTTGCAATACTAGCAATGTCCGTGTGAACTTGCATGATTTTGTCATCCACTGCCTCCAGTTTGAGTTCCAGCATCTTGTATCTCTCAGCACACAATTCAACGTGGGCTTCCAAACTCTTTTTTTCAATCTCGGTTGTGTCGACCATGTTAAATCTCCAATGATGTATTTATGGGCTCAAACCAAATGTTCTGATCTGCACCTTGTGTGATCAATACTGTTTCTTGAGTAAGAGTTTCTGTTAATCCGGTGATCATGGGTACACCTTCACACTCGTTGACCAAGCCTGATATATCATTTTCATGACCCGATGTGCTGTACACCAAGCTGGACTCTACTTCGAACTCAAAGCTCCATATTCCTGACTTCTGACCCAGGCTTGTAACCGATACGGGTTGTGTTCTTAGACTGATCAACTGGGTCAGCGTTTCCCAGTTTCGTTGCTGATTACGGGCATAGTTCCAGGACTGTAGATCCTGTATTTCTCGCCCAACACGATCGCTGAAAGGCACCTGGCTAGGTCTAAAATGACCTGTAACCCCGGTAGCACTGCAATCAAAAAAAGTTCTACAAATGATTTTCATTCTACGGGTATTTAACGGCCAACAAAAAGCCCGGGATATTTCTAGCCCGGGCTTGGATACTAATCAGTTACAGATTAGGAAGCAGCTAGTTTGAAACCAACATTGGTTGCGCTGTCCAACTGATAACCGGTGTAAGTTACGTTAGCAGCAGCCAAGAAAGTAGCAGCATTAGCAAATGCACCTGTTGGGAACACTGCAAAGCTTAGTGTTGTACCATCAACTTGGTACATGGCCACTGTAGCAGTTTGTTGAATAGCCTGAATAACGTTGGCCACGTACTCTTGCACACCTTGCTGTGTGGCAACACTGGTGTTGGCCACAGCACCAAAAAAGTCCAGCTTGGGACCAGCTGGGTTTACTGGAGTACCTGCGGTAGATGCAGAAGCTGCAACTGGACCGTTGAGAACGTCGATGTTAAATACCGGTTGTGCGTCACCGTTTACTGGGGTAATATATGCCATTTTGATTTTCCTTTAAGTTAGTGGGTCCTTGACCCTGCACTTATTTATACAAGTGACAAAAATCACCTCGGTTGAGGATTGTTTTGCTGTCGATTTTGAGCAGCAAAAGCATTGGGATCAAAGCGATTTACCGCTTTAGCATAGCCTGCGGGCGTGGCCATTACCCAGCCTTCTTGTCCAGGATGCTCAAGATCTGCCTGTTTCAAGATGTCCATCTTGATGTCATGCAGTAACAAAAATGCAGTGAATGCAGCCGCCATAGCCTGTGTGTTTGAAGTAGGGCTTTGCAGGTATTCCACAATGTTGCGGAACTTTTGCGGAGTAACCTTGGTCTTGAGCCACTCACCGAACTCAGGTAACAATGTTTGAGGATTCAATGGTGTGCCTACCTTGGTATTGATGTAGTCCACACACAATTTGGCCAGGTCTGTGATCTTGTTGGCTCGCAGTTCCACAGGATTGAACAAGGTACTGATTGCTTGCCCGTTGTCACGCACCAACTGTTTTAGTTGTTTTACCTTGGCAGGCTCAACCACCAGTGCAGACGGTGTTGCAGGACGCTCTAACATGAGTCCAGGAACTTCATTAAACGTCACACCCTTTAATGGCTGTCGTGCATCGCCCACATCTGAATACATGCTGTGTACTGCAACGCCAATATCACTGTTGCCAATGCGTTGACCCAAGGAACTTTGGACTGGAATTTTGTATTCAATAGTGTTGGGACGGAACACATAGTTGCCGGCAATTTCTGGGGGCGTTGACATGTACAGCAAGTCACCCTTAACATATCCTCGGAAGTTAGGCGGTAGTGTAGCTTCTAGTACCGGGAATAGCTGTGCATACAAATTGATCAACTCATCACGACTGCCCGAACGTGTACGTTGAATAGCAGCCATCATTCCAGGGCTGGTAGCAAGACCATCGTAACCCTTGGCTTCAAATCCGGATCCGTCTGTGAGCACAAACTCGCCTGTTGCAGGCTTGCGACCCCATATCAGTGCAGGCTTGCCGTCCCACTTGGCCGTGGTAGTTTTTTTAGGTGCTTCAGTAGCATGTCGTACAATTTCCAAAGCGTCCATAATACCCTGGGTGCCTTTACGAAACACTAGGTCTTCCAGGTGTTCAATGCCCTTGGCTCTGCCACCTACACCAGCTGCTTCAGCTTCATATAGTTCGTAGGGGTAGCTGCGACCTGGAGCTTCTACCAAGGGCATCATGCCTTGATTCACAATACGATCTCGCAGGCGACCCAGAAATCCTGCGTCATTTTCGGCCACACCTTGTTTGGGTTCTTGCAGGCCTTCGCGAGCTAGATACTCAGCAAAATCTTTGGTCTTGGCCACACGGTCTGGGTCATTGGCCAAGGCTGCATAGATACTTTCCACATTCTTGAGATTGTTACGATTGTTACCTCTGCCCAACAACACCTGTGCCACATAGTCAGGATCTAGCCCATCATTGACCAACTGATTTGTGGTACGACTGAACATGCCATTGGCACCTACCTTGAGCCCAAGACTCTTGGCAATGCTGCTCATGAGCACGTTGCGGTTCACGCCTTTGTAAACAGAATCAGTGCCTCCACCATAAAAGAACTGTCCCCAGTCCAGGTTGGGAAAGAACATGAAGTCAGTTTGTACATAACCTTTGTTAGCATCACCGCCGATAGGCGTTTTGAAATGTACTTCGCCGCCTTTGCGCACCCAGTCACGTGGATCCTGTCCTTGACTCTGCACATACTGCGTGAGTGCAGCAGCAATTTGTTCTTTAGTGGCTTCACTAGTATCAATAGCAATGTCCAGGTCGCCTGACGTGGCTTTTTTGCCTGTACTACCCAACCAACGCAAGGGATATCCTGTGTCAGGATCTTTTTCACCAGTGAGGTCCATGTTCAACACTGATTCCAACCATGCAATTGTGGCAGGCACATCTGCTTGATTGATGCGCTGTGTCAGCAGCTGGCCTTGCTTGTCCTTAAAGACATTGCCGCCTTCTAGTAGAGTATGTAGTAGTTTCATTATGCGGCTTTTGGTACGTATGTGTCAGGGTTGGCACCGAATTGCTGTACTGCAAGTCTATGAGCCGGATCAGTCTTGTTGTAAGGCTTGCCGTTGAACAGGGGCTTGCCGTCTGGTCCTGATGATGTTTTGGCCGGCTCGCCCCGATTGGAGCTCTGTGCCTCTGTGCTGGCAAATTGCTTGACGTTTTGTGCCTGGGCAATCATGGTGGCCAGGCTGTTCCAACCTCGAGTCATTGCAGCAGGGTCGCCTTTGCCGGCCATTGTGGCCTTGACTACTTCTTCCTTGGCCTGCATCAGTTTCTGGATTGTGGCCTGGCTTTGCCCTGTAGTATCCTTAGACGCTGACAGTTGTGTTACGTCAAACCCAGCCAGGCTGTTGATCAGACCCTGTAGCTCGGCTTCGACTGTGGGCACTTTGAGTTCTGACGCATTCATGACCTTGGGCACACTGGTCACAATCATGTTTTGTACTTCGGTGGTCCAGGTTTCCTGAGCTTTCTTGGCCAAGGCTTGAATCATGCCAGCATTCATTTTCATGGCTGCTGCCTGTCGTTGTCCTGGGGCAACTTTGTCAGGTTGATTGTCCTGAGCAAAGCCTGGGTCCACTGCTGTCATTGCTTTGTTCATCAAAGCGCTGCCCACGGTCTTGGCCATTGTGCCCAGTACTTCATTGACTGGCCGGCGTGTTATTTCATGAATCTGCATCGGTTTTCCTTACTGTTCTGGAGAACTTTCCAGAGTCTTTGGTTCTTATGGCATTGAGCAATTTGCGTGTGAGATTGTCTGCTTGCTCACTAGGAAATTCTGCTTCAATCTGTTCTATCAAGCGCACAGCAGAAGCAATCACATTGCTGGCACGACTTTCAATGATATGCCTGCGATCACGCTCCGCATACTTTTCTTCGTACAATGTGTCTAGTTCTTCCAGGATACTTTTTGTTTTCTTCTGCATTGTTCAAGGGCCTTTGGATTATTTAGCGGATTCTGAATTCTAATAAATATCTACAACTGCTGCACAGCAAAGGAAAAACATGACCAGTCAAATCAATCCCCAAGACATCAACGGCAACTATCCAGTGGCCGGGCAACCCAACAACACCAAAGGGTTTCGTGACAACTTCACCAATACCAAAACCAACTTTGAGTATGCTGCCAACGAAATTACAGAACTACAGAACAAAGCTGTACTCAAACAGGCATTGACTGGTAGCACGCTAGACAACAACATGAATGATGCCTTGATTTATGCAGCCAAGATACAAGATTTTAGCGCAACATCAGTGCAGATTGCAACCACATTGGGCTTGGTCAGCATCGACTACACTGCTGGACACTATCAGCGTGTGAGCACCACAGGCAGTATTCAGTTGGGTTTCTCTAACTGGCCTGTCAACAATTCAGCCGGCTGGGTACGTGTGGCCATAAACATCACTGATGTTGCGCATACTGTAACACTGCCAGCTGAAGTAAGTGTGGGCACCACTGGCATCCAGGGACTGTCAGGCAGTGTGATCACATTTGCTGCCACAGGTACATATACCTTTGAGTTTGTGAGCTACGACAGCGGTGCAACTATTACCATTCAAGATCTCAGCCGCCCTTTGAATCGTTATACCAATGGAGTGACTTCTAGTTCTGCCACAGCTGGCATTGGATATGCTACAGGAGCAGGTGGCGCTGTAACCCAGGGCACCAGCAGGACCACAGGTGTTACACTAAACACCGTGTCGGGTGCCATCACTTTGGTTTCCGCTGCTGGCACAACATCTTGGCAAAGCTTTACTGTGACCAATTCTACTGTGGCCGCTACCGACGTTGTTGTTGTGAATCAAAAGTCTGGAACTGATCTTTACGAAATACATGTTACCGCAGTAGCAGCAGGTAGTTTCCGCATCAGCTACAAAACCACTGCAGGAACCACCACTGAACAGCCAGTCTTTAATTTTGCTGTGATCAAGGCAGTAGCCGGTTAATCATCCCAGCTAGTTCAGGAAACGTTGAAGCTAGATCTTGTTGTCGCAACAGGTCTAGCTTTTTTGTTGACTCCAAGAACTTGGTCCATAACGCAGGCTGGTTATCCAAGGGCATGTCCATGAAATCCAAGATACTGGTTATTTGCCAGTTAGGGTCACCTGCTGTTAACTTGGCTCTCACCTGTTGTTTGATACTGTCGGGCAAAGTTCGAACATTGAGATGCTGAGGATGATGTACCATGTTGTAAAATACAGGAATACCCTGGGCACAAAAATATTCCTGCAGTTCTAGAACCTGTAATATGTTTAGTATGCACACTGTGATGCACACATGCATACGAATGTTGCTGTGTTTGCACACAAGAGTCTGATACCTAGCAAGATTCTGCTCTACTGTGCTCCAGGTTTCGCCATAACGAATGTAATCATAATGCGGGCCAACACCATCAATGCTGACATCAATTACTACATTTTTAAACTTGGACAGAATATCAATGTAGTCTTGATTCCATATAGTGCAATTGGTGTTGATGTGTATGCTTTGCTGTGCTGCCCGTCCCGATGCTACACTTTGTTGCAGTATCACAAATACATTGTCCAACAGCATGGGCTCGGCGCCGTAGATGTCGTAGTATTCTACATCCGAGAACCAAGTTTCTAGATCACTCCATAACTGTGTGTTGTCCCGATCATAACTGGTGCGAATGCGTTTCCAACTGTCAAGATACTTGCGATAATCGGGCTCCCATTTTTGAGCTTCTACTTCCCAATAGTCACGATACCATTTGCTACTGACTTCAGGCCAACAGGTTCTACAGGCCAAATTGCAGGTGTTCCCGGGTTTGAGATCTACCAGCTGTGGCCGAGCAGGATTTGCTATCATGCTAGCAAATAATTCATTGTTGATAGTTCGTCTACTAGCACGGCCAGCACTTTCTTCATTCCAACAGGCGCTGCAATTGGGATGTTGAATACCAGCTTCTAGGTCTGCTTGTATTTGCTTTCTGGTGGGACTGTTCCAGGCCTGTTCGATAGTACCTGTGTCTAGATATATCTCTTGCCCTGACTCATTTTGCAAGTAAGTTTGACTGTGGCAACATAACAAACATCGTCCTGAATTGTGCAGTGCTAGGCCGGTATCAGCCCAGGCGCAGTACAAATTTTTGCCTTTTTCCATTGTGTCCGTATCCTATGATTAAATATGTATGCTATGACAGAACTATCCACTATATTCACCCCCATTCGATATCTTGTGAGCAAGCTGCATCTCAAAATGCCGTTTGGTTACGAAGATATCATTGCAGAACTAGAAAACGAAGAGTGGAAACCACACGGTGATGTAGCTCCTGTGGGACATGATCCCTGGCCCGGATCACGATACAAGGTACTAAATCCAAAGTGGGAAAATCAACGCTTGGTAGCTATCAGTAATTATTTTCGCAGCAACAACTTCAAACGTCAAAGCATTGACTGGATGTACGACAATTACCCCGGGACCGATGTTGCCTGGGGCATGGATCGTGACACCATGTTTCGTCAAAGCGAAACACATATTGAGTTCACTCGTGACATGCCAGGTTTTGTGAATGCACTACACACAGATTATCGCAAACTGATTGCCACTGGTATGGTATACTTTAGCAACCAAGATTCGGACGATCTCAGCAGTTATTTTTACAGCACAGAGCAGCGTAACGACCCTGTGCGTATGACCACCAACTTTGGTGACGGTTGGTGGCATCAAAACGGCAACTATACCTGGCACGAAGGATGGAATCGTACAGATTCGGTGAGATACAGCGGCTTGTTGGGTCTTACTATATACACCGCAGATGCCCCTGTGTGGCCGGGACAGTGATCGACCTAACCTTTGATCCTCAGTAGTGTTGCTTAATCTAATCATTTTAAAATTTTTAAATAAAATATGAATACTTTTTGTGTGTTGCCTTGGTTTGGCAGAGAAATCAACTGGAACCAAAACGAAACCCATTGTTGCCTGTTGCCGCCGCGCTATGATATAGAGAAAATTAAAAAAGAAATGTTGGCAGGAGAAAAACCTGTCGAATGTCGAAAATGTTGGGATCTTGAATCTCAAGGACTACAAAGCGATCGACAATTAAAAAATTCTGCATTAGACTGGTACTGGGATCGAGATTTACAATTTATTAAACAAGATGCAGAGCATGGCAAAAACAGCATAATCATGCTTAAATTACTAACCAGTTATACCTGTAATGCTACCTGTGTGAGTTGCAATTCTAATAATAGTAGCAGTTGGAGCCAATTAAATCATAGAATGAACCCCGCTATTCCAATACAGCGTTCTACTTTTGTGGATGTTAACTTGATTAAGCAAAAAGTAAATTTTTCGGAACTCAAAATGTTAAGTCTCATCGGTGGAGAACCTCTGTATGAGAAAAAGAATTTTGAATTACTCGAGCATCTACTAGAACTAGGCAACAACACTGTATTTTTGAGCATGGTAACCAACGGTAGTGTCACACTCAGCGACTATCAAAAGAAAATTTTAAGTAAATTTAAAAATCTAAATTTTTGTCTCAGCATTGATGGTACTGGGCCTGTTTTTGAGTATCTCAGATTTCCACTGAAATGGCAAGACCTATTGGACAACTTGCAATTCTTTCGTGAAGTAACTGACAACGTAAGCGCAAATTATACACTGAGTAATCTAAATGTATTGTATCATAATCAAACTGTTGAATGGTTTAATCAAAATCAAATTCCTTACAGTAATAATCCCATTTACCGACCTACTTGGTTACAACCTCGAGCACTACCACAGTCGGTAAAACAACATCTCAAAGAGATATTATCTACTATGGATTTTAACACTTACATTGGGTCTACTCACACTGATCAAGATCAGCTTGACTGGGAAGAATGCACAAAACAACTGGCCAAGCAAGACAATGCCAAAGGTATCAGCTGGCAGGAATATCTGCCAGATCTACATAATACATTGACTTAGTTGTAGAAATGATTTGCGCCAATCAGTTAACCTGATTTGATTTTGCCCAGCATCTGCTTCAGCTTGGAACTTTGCACATCTGCTGAGACTTTAGGTGCGTCGCTGGAGTAACGTCCTCGGGTGCTGGCCGCAGGCTCCCAAGGGGCAGAACTGTCACTTTCGGCATCAGCAGCCTTGATCTGGCTTTTGGCCTTGATTGATTCCATGATAGAACTTTGTGGTTTGTTGTATCCACCTTCGTCCCCACCTTCGTCAGTAATGCGCATAGTTTCAATGTTATACTCCAAATCAATTTTTTGACCAACGCCGGTCGAGCTTCGAGATTTCATACATTGTATCTGATACTTGCCACGCTCTTTCATGGCACGACTTGTAAAGATACCAAACACGTTGTCAGCTGTGTTGATCTTTGAGATACCACCACTAATGTGGCTGTGATCAAATTCAATTTCTTCTACAGCTGATCGATTCAACTGCGATGCAGTTACCAACAACACACCTAGCTCTTTGGCTAGATTACGAAGTTCTTCTGAAACATACTTGTCTTTCACGAACAGGTCGTTGGGGCTAACCTTGGCAGAGACAGGCATCAGCAAGTCCAAATAGTCCACCATGATAAAGTCTACTTTGATACCTGTTTGTATCTGCACTTCTTTGATGTAGCTGCGGATATCATTGATGTTGCTTTGTGCTGGCAAGGCTTTGACTCTGTACTTGCCAGATGTGCGGCCTGTCATTTTGACCTTGAGCTCTGCTGAATCAATGTCCTTGCGAATGTCCTTGGTACTCATGCTGGTCAGCATGGCATCTGTTCTCAAGCTAGTGAGCTCTTCACTCAATTCAAGACTGATGTAAACTCCACTGAGTCCTTGTTGCAACCAGTTTAAGGCAATGTTCATCATCACAAGCGATTTACCTGAACCCGAACCGCCTGCAAAGATATTGAGCTCGCCACGACTGAATCCGCCATACAGCAGTCGATCCATTTGTGGCCATCCTGTACTGACCTGACCACCTGAATTGAAGTACTTGTTGATACGACCTGCAGGATCAGCAAAGTAGTCTGTGCCCATGTCCTTGGTCAACGAGATCTGCACAGCATCTTTGATCAGTTTTTCCACAGGATCAAACTCGCCTTTTTCCAGCAAGTCGGCTGCTTTCAAGATAGCACGTTCCAGTTCTTGGCGCTTGGTAAAGCTTTCAAACTCAGCCATGAACCACTCATTGTGTCCTTCGTTAAGTTCAGGTACAGCTTGCAATGTAATGCCACAAGCTGCAGATATCTGTGTGCGATCTGGTAGCGTTTTGTACTTGTCTGAGTGTTCCTTGATAAACTCTGCTGCCTTGCGTAGGCTACGATCAAAGTTCTCTGGATTGTAAATGTTCTGCACACGCACATACGAGCTGGCGTCTTCCAGCATCATTTCCAAAAACAGTCGTTGTACTTCAGTGTTGTATTCTTTTAACAAGTGCTTTTTTCCTTAATTCAATTTTGATTCTGCTGGTTTCTCGTGCCTGCATAATAGTTAGCAAGGTACCTAGACGACCATATTTCTTCACAGCATCGTTGACGTCTTTGATGCCTTCTTGCCAGTTGGGTATACTCACTGCCCAGCCTAGTTCCACAGCACGGTCAATCAAGGCCAGGCCGGCTGTGTCTTGATCAGGTACCACAGTGATCTGGCGATCTAGACTGCGTATCAATCGAGCTTGGGCATCATTGATGTCGTTGTGCATGAGTGCTAGACCACCAATGCTGAGTGCATCAAATATGCCTTCGGTCACAATCACATGCTGCCAGTCTGGTTGTTGTAGATCAGTACCAAACACATAGCCAGGCTGACTGTCGCTAAAGTATCTGGGATTGTGTGCATCTAGAAAACGCTTGGTCCATCCCACCACACGATTGTTGTGTGTGAACGGTATAATGATGGCCTTGCGCTTGCCTCTGGAGTCGATCATGAACGGGAAATCCATGGGTGCGTGACGTGCGTTCAAATAACTCCAGTATGTGGTACCAGGCTGCACAAACTCTGCACCTGCGGGCAATTCTCGTTCTTCAAACTCAATACCTTGCAGTGCGTTGAATGTGCGTTGTCTGTCTTCGATCAAGCCGTTGACGCTGCGAT